TTTTTGAAGTTGATAAAATGGTTTTTCTTGCTCAACAAATTTTATTTCAAATAATCTATCGCCTAATGGAAAATAAATTAAGTCCCCCTCTTTGGGACGAGTTGATAATTTAATATTTGGTAAATTTTGAATCAATGGAGTAATATAATTTTCAAATCTGTCTTTTGAAATAATTAAAGTTAAATCTGTGAGTGGTTGAATTCCAAATTTTGATAAAATTGTTCCTTGTCCTTCATATCCTTCATAAGTATCAACATATGCTTCTAATGGATATGCATTATCAAATTTTGATTCGATAACTTCTTTAATAATCGTTTTTTCCGTTACATATTGACGAGGAAGATAATGAATATCAACACCATACATGCGGAGTTGTTCATTGATCAAATCTTGAATCAATCCTTGTTCGTTTTTTGATCCCTGTAAAAAAAATGGATTGAGCATTTTATCCGATCATGTCCAGTGGGGGTAATTCGTATGTACTGGACATTCTCTCCATAAGAATATCTAGTTCTCTCTGAGCATCGTCATATATCTGTCTTCCGTTCAATTCAACTCCTCCAGGAAGTTTGACTCCTTGGAATTTAATTAAATTTTGTCCCCACTGACGTTTAATCAACGCTGTTAAGTATGGTTTTAAGAAAGAATCATTCCACACTCGTGCATAATCATTACCGTCCATTGTTCTCCAACAATCGATAATGATCCAATTTCCCACTGCTGCACTACCCCAATCAATATCTAAGTAAAGTCTATCTTGTCTTTTATTAAACCTAATTTGTTTATCAGTTGTCAAAAGAAAATCAATATCTTCAAGATAAGTTTTAACCATTGCATAAGTTAACAATTCAGTAGATCCCCAATAATAAACATCGTTGAGAAACAACTGATATTTAACACTAAACATATTATGAGTAATACTATTAGTGCCGTCAAATTTATAAATTTTGTTTACTCCAATTACGGATGGATGAACTGGCAAATAATTTCCATTCTCTTCATATTTAAATGATGTACTATATCCTACAGTTTCAGTTACAGTTGTGGTTGTAATGCCTACAGATCCAGATGATCCACCTCTTGCTCTTCCTCTATCAATATCATCTTGTGTGATCTGATATTTCATATAAGTTTGATAGACACCATCAAAGTGTCTTTCTTGGAAGAATTGAACTGCATCATCAACAAGATCTTCAATCTGCTCATCAGCAACATTGATCTCTAAAACTGGATAACCCAGTTTTCTTTTACAATAATCGATAAGCTCTTGTCGAGTAGATGGTTGTGCCATTAGAGTTGTGTCAAGACTTCTTGTTGTTTTAGATACAACTTAATATACATCCTTGAAAGGGTTTTCAAAGTTTCAAGATCATTAATACTATCTATATCTCTTGAATGTTTCTCATATTCAAACATTTTATTAATATTTTCTAATGTAATACTATTTGGATCCATTGATCATACTCCTGAGCAAATTTTTAATCTCATCTAAATCACTTTTCATAGAATTTACTTCATTTTCTAGAGACTGAATTTTTTCAAATTCAATCTCCTTAACACGTTTTTGTTCTAAGTAATTTTTATATTCAACCATGTTAACATTCAAAATTGCTTGAGTTTGTTCGTCACGAACTAAGTTGTCATGTCCGTCTACTTTAGAAAACATCATATCATGCGAGAGCAATAACTCTAAATTCTCTTAATCTTGGTGGATGAGCCTGATCTTGAGAAGATCCAATTAATTTAACACTAAAGTATCTAAACTCTGGTAAGTTATTAATAGTGAATTGATACTCTTTATATTCCAATTCAGGACTTAAGTTCTTAAAGTTTGCTGATTTTGCAATATTCTTGTCAGGAAGTCCATCATTATTTGCTGAATCAATGATTGATCCAAGATTAGTTAAATTATTATAACCTGGGAATGGATAGTATACTGGAGTTTCATTTGGATCTTTCATGATGGCATATAATGCTCTCAGATCGCTCAATTGATTTACATAACCAGCTGTGATAATCTTTAATGATGATGCAGGAACTTCAAGCGAAATTGCATTTGTAGCATAAACAAATGCAGATGGATCGTCTTTCAAAGATGAAACTCTAAAGTCTGTAGCATAATTTGTGATTGGACTATTTACTCTATTGCTTGTAAGAATTACACTTACCCTATCTAAGTCAATAACTGGAGAAATATTTTCATCAGCACTACTTAATTTCATATTCAATGTCAAAGATTTACTTCCTGGGAATGTTGCTGGGATAAGTTTAGTAGATTCGTTAATCTTAGATGCAATAATTCGAGGTGTTGAGAAGTAAGTGTTGCCATCCAAATTAATGGGTTCAAATCCTTGATCCAGATAGGACTCTTCGGTGCCATCAATACTACTACCACTAGTTGTTCTCACAGTTGCAGTAATATTAGTATTTGTCAACTTCATTGTTTGAATATTTGGTTTGATGATCTCAAACGGAATATTCTGAGTTGCATAGATGTTTGGGCCACCAGCAGACTTCGTTTCATTAATATAAAGTCTTGGGAATGAAGTGCTAACACTCCTATCAACTTGTCCGTGTGGTAAAGCTTCAGTCTTACCTGCCTGACTTGTATCTACTTTGATGTAATAATAATCAAGATCTAAAGATCTATCTAAATCTGATGCATCTTGAAGAGTATGTGTTTTATTGATTCTTCTCAACGAAACACCATCAAGTTCATATTTAAATACTGGAGTTCCTGTAGTGTAAGTAAACGATTTGGTTTGATCAATTTGTCTTGTAATTCCAGTAAGAGTATTTCCACTTACACCTTCATAAGCGATAATTTCTTGATCAATTAATACATAACCTGGGTTTGTAGAACTTACGCTTACGTTTTCAAATGTCTGGAAAATACTGATTCCTGTAATTGGATCAAGAATCATATCCGACAATGAGATTGATGCAGTAGAATCTTTAGTAACATCAGCAGTTAAGAATGATGGTAAAGAATCTGGATATACTCCAGAAATTATAACATCATTGTTTAATGCATACATTCCATGATTCTTATGATTTACCTTGATGAAGGTTCCTTCCTTATCTTCAGAATCGACAGTAGCATAAGTTACCTCTACATTTCCTGCCGTTCCATTTAAATTTGTGGATCCAATTCCTGTTGCAATATACGCAATAGTGCTTCCTGCACCAGTTGTAAATGTTCCTTGAACATTATCAACGATCAGTTCATTAATTGCGTCAATTGATGAGACTGACAGTCTCAGGTTTCTTCCCAATACACTACCACCAAAATTAGTTGCAGTTAAAACATCACCAACTCTATATCCAGAACCTGGATAACTGATTGTGGCTGCTGTAGCTACATTGTTAATAATTGTAATTTTTGCAGTTGCGTCTCTTCCAGATCCTGTTACATTTGCAAGAGCAACGTCTGCAAAAACACCATCAGAATAACCGATACCTGCATTCACAATTGTCATGGTTCCTGTTGCAGAACCGGCAGCACCTACATAATTGCCACTTGCATTTGAATTCGTTTGAATAATCGTATTTCCAAGAGTTAATCCAGTGTCTGTTACAGTTTTTCCTAATCCTATTCGGAGAACTCTTGAATTAAGTTCCAATGGATTTATAAGCAAGTTTGCAATTTGCTTGTTTCCAATATTTAAATCTGGATTGTAGAAGTTGATGTCGCCAATTGAAGATGTATTAAACTCTGCCCTATACAGAGTCATCTTGAGATCTTCATATTGACTTGGATCCCAAGTTGATCCATTTTGAGACTTAAACAGAGATCCTAACAGAGGTTGTTGAGTAACAATAACTTGTTGAGACTCTGGGCCAGATGCCGTATCTGCAGTCGCTTCTCCCAATCTAGAAATCCAAACATTATATTCATTGGATTCTGAAAGAAGAACAATTGCATGTTCTTGTCCACCTTTCAAATAAACTGGTGAGGGGAAGACAATAGTAGTTTTTACTGAACCATCATCTGAAACATTGATATCTTTTGGTTCTACCGCAATGGAACTTAATGGATAAACCTCAGATTTGGGTGTTCCCAATGTCATTGGACGAAATTGAACAATGACTGGTAAAGTGTCATCTTTTGTTCTAAAGTAAAGATCAACTTTGGTTACAAAAATACCATTCTCTTCGTCAACAAAGAACGATTGTGCGAGAGGATCCCAATAGCAGTATCCCCAACGTCCATATCTATACCAAGGATTATATCCAACAACATTAGATGATGCACTGGTTGATGTTTCAGTTATAGTTCTATTTTCAGTTAATGTTTCTGACGTAAACTCAGCACTTCTAGTTGAAACAATAGTTTCTTGGATTGTATCAAGTTTTCCTTGAGCGTAATAACTTCCTTCGCCACTTGTATCAACTACACCGTCAATTTGAGAATTGACAGAACTACTTGTTAATCTAAAAGTTTTGGTTCCGGTTTCAAATGTTGGATTTGTTGGTACATTTGGATTTGGAATGAGGAAAGATCCAATAACTGTTCCTACATTGTCAGTAACTAATCGAACATTATTAATTGTTGCCTCAGCACCACTAGTTTGTCCCCTCAATTTAATACCACTAACAACACTTCCATAGAAAGATCCTAAAGCCTGCTCAGCAAGACTTGAAACGTCTATATTAAGAATTGTAGATGTGGATGAGTAATCTGAAGGTAATGCAGTGGTATTTTGTTGATCATATGGGTTTCTTACAAATATATCTATTGGATTATTAAATGGCCCATATTTATGATTCGGCGCAGCAACTCTAAAAACAATAGACTCTAGAGTCGTTTGTGGAGTAAAATTTTCTGCAATTGCATTTAGTGGCAGTGATCCAACGACAGTTTCGCCAACTTCAAATACACCAGACTCCATGGTAATTTCGAGTAATTTTGGAGTGATATATGTGTTAACGTCTTGTCCATCAAAGAACGAATATACTTGAGTAAAAGGCCTAAATCTCTTTCCTGTAAACTCAACGTTTCGAGATCTCATGTACTGGAGCATCTCACTGGATACTACAGAATCTCCTAAAGATTCGGTAGTAACTCTTTCATGCAATTGTAAACGAGTACCAGATCTTTGCTGCTGCTTTGTGGTTGTTGCGGTTGTTGTGGTTGTTACTAAAGCGCCGCCCCACCAGCCGCCCCACCATCCACCATAACGGGGATGTCCTGCATAATATCCATAATATCCACCATACCAACCATAATATCTTCCCCAACCCCAATATGGCCAACCATAACCATAATATTGAGCCGATTGGGATTGTGATGATGTAGTTCCACTCCAAGTTGTCTCCCAAGCACCCCAAGTTACTGGACTATATCCTGTTTGAGGATCCCATCCTTGAGCAATTAATTGATCTTGTGTAGCTGTAAAGTTATCAATTTCAACACGCTTTGCATCAATTCTAACTTGATCAACCCAAGTATCTGATGATGGGAACAGTTCAATTTGTCCATTATATTTTGTAACTAAGAAAGGAGTGACATTAACAGATCTTGTAGCATATGGTTGAATAACTTTTTCAACATCAGTATAATCAAGAGTAATTAACTGTCCTGTTCTTCTAATATTATTACCAACCAAATCGGTTACAAATCTAGAATCTGCAGTAGGATCTACAGATTGTCCGATACCGATTAAGGATTTAGAACCAATTAATAAGTCAACTTGAGTTGTGTATGGAGATGGACGCAACTCTGAGTTTACTGGATCAATACTATTTTTGATAATTGTTGATTTATTTTGAGAATTTGTTGTTGTAAAATCGTCAACAAAGAATCCAGATTTAAATCTATCAACACCCAAAGTATCTTTAATTGTTGTGTTTTGAGTAACTGTTTCTAAAAGATTTAAAGTTGTATATGACTCTAAATTTTTAATTCTTTCTTCAAGATTTGAGATATCTTTCATTTGATATCTCTTATGCTGTAAGAAGTTTATTTGTACTTTTGATACATCACACAGATATGGTGGTAATGTAATTGTAGCAACTTCTAATGCGTCTGGTAACGCTGGAGGTAATTCGGGATTTTCTGCAGGATCTCCTAAGTTTAATTGGAAAATTCCTTCTTTAGTTAAAAACAATCTATCAACTCTTGGAAGATAATGTGAATAACTTAATACAATAGATTCGTCTGATGCAAGAATATTTCTTCCACTATTGCCACTGATAGAAAATGTTCTTGATAAAAATTCAAATGGGGATCTAGTACCTTCAGTAGTTGTATAATTTGCAACTCTTGGCCTAATATCTAAAATATCTGTATTATTTAC